ATCCCCGAAGATGAGATTGCTGCTGCTGCTAAGTCAATGTCCTCTATGTCCTTTAGACAAGAGTTCGAGGCATCCTTTGAAACATTCTCTGGCGGTATCTTTAAAGAGTCTTGGTTTAAAACTGAAGAAGAACCTGAAGATGGAAGCTATGTTATTGCTATTGACCCTGCTGGATTTGAAGCTGTTGAGAAAGAACGTAACTTAAAACGAAGTAGATTAGACGAAACCGCTATTGCTATTGTTAAAATAAGCAGAGACAAGTGGTGGGTTAAAGATATTCTACATGGAAGATGGAATATTAAGGAAACAGCTACTAAGATTCTTAAATCTGCTGTTTTATGTAAATCTTCTACTGTTGGAATTGAAACTGGCTCACTAAAGAACGCGATAATGCCTTATTTAGAGGATGAAATGCGTACTCAAGGTCAATATGTATCGATTATTGAAATGAGACATGGTGGAAAGAAGAAAAACGAGAGAATTGTCTGGGCGTTACAAGGTCGAATGGAACATGGACAGATAACTTACAATGAAGACAGAGATTGGAAGCCATTTGTCTCGCAAATGCTTGATTTTCCTAACAAATTAGCACATGACGATATGTTAGATGCTCTTGCTTACATAGACCAAGTATCTGTTGCTGACTTCGCCCACACTATTGAGCTGGAAGACGATTGGCAACCCTATGATGAGGTTGCAGGATATTAATTTTGAAAATAATTGATTTTTAGATTGACTTTATGATATATTACGGCTAAATTCCTATGGAAATCAATTACTTATGTTCGATAGCAAGGAAAACCAGTATCAAGCTCTAGCGTCATGGCTTAATTACCGCCTTGAAAGTTGGAGAACACATAGAGATGTAAACTATGTACGCCAGTGGGATGAATACTACAGATTATGGCGTGGTATCTGGCTTCAAGAAGATAGAACTCGTAATTCAGAGAAGTCAAGAATCATAGCTCCAGCTTTACAACAAGCTGTTGAGTCTGCTGTTGCAGAACTAGAAGAAGCTACCTTCGGTAGAGGTAAATGGTTTGACATAAAAGATGATATGTTGGACCAAGACCCATCTGATGCTGAATATGTACGCAATTTATTACAAGAAGACCTAGAAAAGACTGGTGCTAAGGATGCTATTTGTGAAGTATTCCTAAACTCAGCTATCTATGGCACAGGTATAGGCAAGATTGTAGTAGAGCAGAACATAGAAAGAGTACCAGAGGAAGTTCCAGTTGAAGGAACAATGACTACGACTCGTTCATTAAAAGAGATTCCATCAATCGATGTGAAGATTGAACCTATCTCACCTAAAGAATTTCTAATTGACCCATCTGCTAACTCTATTAATGATGCGTTAGGTGTTGCACATGAAGTAATCAAACCTAGATACCATGTTGTTGATGGCATTAAGTCAGGCATATATAGAGATGTACCTTTAGATGGTAGCTATGATACTGTTCAATTCGGTTTTGACCCTGAAATGAGACAAGGTGATGAATCAGATTCCGTAAAGATAACAGAATACTGGGGTTTAGTACCTAAGCGGTTCTTAAAGCCTAAGAAAGATAAAGACGATTTTGAATATACTAAGAAAGACGAGCTAGTAGAAGCTGTTGTTACTATTGTTAATGATGAATACATCCTAAGAGCTGAAGAAAATGCCTTTATGATGGTAGATAGACCCTTCATTGCATACCAACACGACATAGTTCCAAACAAATTCTGGGGTAGAGGTGTCTGCGAGAAAGGATACAACCCCCAAAAAGCACTAGATGCTGAGATGAGAGCAAGAATTGACTCTCTAGCACTAACAACTACACCTATGATAGCAGCCGATGCAACGAGACTGCCCAGAGGTATAAAGTTTGAGGTTAGACCTGGCAAAACTATACTAACGAATGGTGACCCAAGACAAGCTATCATGCCTCTGACTTTGGGAACTACAGACCAAACCACGTTTACCCAGGTTGCCTCACTTCAAAACATGATACAGATGGGAACTGGCTCTGCTGATGCTGGTTCTGCTGAAAGAGCTACGTCTGCTGGTATGTCTATGGCACAATCTGCTTCTATTAAGAGACAGAAACGTACCTTGATGAACTTCCAAAACACTTTCCTTATTCCTTTGATTAATAAATCAATGTGGCGTAAGATTCAGTTTGATGTTGACCGTTACCCTGTATCAGATTATAAGTTTGTTCCATATTCTACGATGGGAATCATGGCTAAAGAGTTAGAGATGACTCAAATGGTACAAATGTTACAAGCAATCCCTAAAGACTCACCTGCATTTAATGTAATTCTATTGTCTATGATTGGCAATTCGTCTATGCACGATAGAGATAAGATTACAGCCTCTCTTTCACAAGGTAATCAACCTAATCCTGAGCAACAACAGATGCAACAGATGGGTATGCAATTACAGATGCAACAAGCTCAAGCAGATATACAGAAAACTCTTGCAGAAGCTGAAGAAGAGAAAGCTAAAGCTATCAAGTGGCAAGCTGAAGCAGCTGAGAAGATGCCAGATGACATTAAGATACAAGAAAAGATACTTAAATTACAGAAAGATGCTATTGCATTAGAGAAGACTAAAGCGGATATTATGAATAAGAACTCTGAAACAGCTAGAAATATACCCGAGGTTGACCATTTACGTTCAGAGACAGCTCTTAATATGGCAAACGCTAGGAAGATTGCTCAAGAAACAGCAATATCAAGTATCTATCAGTGAAAACAGACGAACAATTCCTAAAAGATAGAGTAGAATTATTCGCAACAGAGGGTTGGTTAGACCTTATGGAAGAATTAAAGAACATTGAAAGTAGTGTACGAGACGTTGACACTATGAAGAATGAACAAGACCTTTGGCACGCTAAGGGTCAGTTGCAATTACTAGGATATGTAATTAGCTTAGAAAGTGCGACTAAAATAGCGATGGAACAATCGGAAACGACTCCATCATAGTAATAACTTCATAACCCCAAGTGGGCGGAGACCAAGAAAATGAGTATAGTAGTAGAAGATGCACCTATAAGTGCGGAACAGGTAACAGAACCGACAGAGGTTATAGATGTTCAGGAACAGGTAGTCTCTCAAGACGTAACTACCCAACCTGAATATACACCTCCTGAGAAGTATGCTGGGAAGACACTTGAGGATGTAATTGAGATGCACCTAAATGCTGAGAAGGTATTAGGTAAACAAGGACAAGAAGTAGGACAACAACGAAGGTTGATTGACCAACTCTTAGAATCTCAATCACAAGCAACAGATACTGCTGAAACAACAGAAGAAGCCGTTAATTTTGAAGATACTTTCTATGATGACCCTGCTAAAGCAGTCAATTCAGCCATAGAAAACCATCCAGAAATTGTTAAGGCTAGGGAGGTGAATGTTCTGTCTGCACAACAGGCGAACTTGACGCAACTAGAATCAAAACATCCTGATTTTATGGATGTTGTTGGTGATAGTAACTTCCAGAAATGGATAGGAGAGAGTGGTATTCGTACCGAACTGTTCCGCAGAGCTGATGCTGATTATGACTATAACGCTGCAAATGAATTACTAGGTACTTGGAAACAAATATCAATGATTGGTAAGACACAAGAAGTTAATAAAGCAGAAAAAGTCAAACGTCAGAAGGCAATGCGACAAACCAGTTCAGAAACTCGTTCCTCAGGTGATTCTGTTGGAGGTAAGAAAATATACCGAAGAGCTGATTTAATTCAGCTTCAGGTAAGTGACCCGAATAGGTACGCTAGTTTATCAGATGAGATAACTCAAGCATATCAAGAAGGTCGTGTTAAATAAAACTCAATAAGGAGAAATAAAGATGGCTACATATACAACTAATATGACAACTACGACTACGTCAACTAATTTCATCCCTGAACTCTGGTCGGATGAAGTTATTGGTGCATATAAATCTAACTTAGTTTTAGCAAACTTAGTTACTAAACTTTCACATAAAGGTAAGAAGGGCGATACTATCAATATCCCTGCCCCTGGTCGTGGCTCTGCTTCTGAAAAAGCAGCTAACACACAGGTAACATTAATTGCAGATACAGCTAGTGTTGTTCCAATTAGTATTAATAAACATTATGAATACTCAAAGTTAATTGAAGACATTGCAGAAGTACAAGCTTTATCTTCAATGCGTAAGTTCTATACTGATGATGCTGGTCACGCACTAGCTAAACAAGTAGATACAGACTTATTCAACACAGCTGAGTTATTTCAAAGTGGTTCTACTACTGGCGACTGGGCAACGGCAAAGGAATTTGATACTAATGGAGCATTAAGTGCATATTTAGCTGCTGGTACTGAGTTTGATATAACAGATGCAGCGATTAGAGGTATGCTTCTTGTATTAGATAATGCAGATGTTCCTATGGATAATCGTTCTTTAGTTATCCCACCTGTAGCAGCTAATGACTTACTAGGTATCAACAGATTCACTGAGCAACAGTTCATTGGTAATGGTGATGCAATCAAGACCGGTAAGATTGGTATGATTTACGGTGTAGATGTTTATGTTTCAACTAACTGTCCTACTACTGCTGGTGGTGAGCGTGTTGGTTTGTTACTACATAAAGACGCTATGGTATTTGCAGAGCAAGTAGGCGTTCGTTCGCAGACTCAGTACAAGCAAGAATACTTAGGTGACTTGTTTACAGCTGATACCATTTATGGTGTAGGTGAATTACGTGATGATGCTGGTTTAGCATTTGTAGTTCCTGCTTCGTAAATAGTTAGTTAAATGTAACCCTTGTCTAGTTGAGAGGGTTATCTTGAATTAATTAGGATTAGTTATGCCTTTATTTAGTTTTGAATGTAAAAACAACCACGTTACTGATACGATAGTTAAGTACAGTGACAGGGAAGAACCGCAAATCTGTTCTGATTGTGGAGAACCTTCTTACTTTAAACAGACTTTCTGTACAAAATTTCAATATGGTGATGACTACAATAGTTTCGGTGCTGATAGACACAAGTGGAATTTAAGAGAGAATCATAGAAACAAAACTGTAAGTAAAAACTACGACTAGGAGAAGTTAATGAGTTGCGGAAGTCCACACTTAGACATATTTAAAGATACTACTAAGCCTTCTATCTCTGTTGACGGTAGTTTAGAGCTAGATAGAATCAAAGATAAGATACGTTCTATCTGGAATAGCATTATTGTTGCACAATATAACGAACAATACAAACACCAGAAAGATGCGGATGATGACTATGTAGCTATGTCAGATTACTTAGAAGATAATAGGTTGTATTTTCCTGGTGAAGACAAACCTGAGAGTGAAGTTGATAATTTATTAGGGTTGTTAGACGATATGTTAGACACTAAAGAAGATTTAGACCCTATCAGTAAGGAAGGTAAAGCACCTGCTTATGGTTCTAAAACATTATCCTCAAATAACGAAAAAGGTAAAGTAGAAAAGACTATATATAATGTACAGCACGCTACTACAGTTACACCTAAAGATTCAAAAACAACCGTTATGTCTTCAACTTATGATAAACCTAAAGATGGTAAAGAGCCAAAATCTAATATACA